CTAAACAGCTTAGAATGCCCTGAGTGTGAAGACGGTGTAACATTCGATGATTATACTCACGCTAACGGTGGTGAGATGATACCAAGTATATGTCATTATTGTAAAGGCGAGGGTATTATAAATGAAAATATGTTATTAGATGTCAAGTTTAATAAAGATGGTAGATTACAATTAATATATAAAGAGGGAGATGAGTCATGTCTATGATGGGAGAGAAAGAGTTCTTTGAAGTAATGAAGTCTAACAATCAGCATCTAACAATGCAAGAAAGATTTCTAATAGCAGAGATTATAAATACCTTTACTGAACAAAGAAAACAAGATGAAGTAAATGGAGCTATATAATAATTGAGAGCCAATAACTGGTCCTGTAAGCCCTATTGTCCTAGGCTAAGTGTGTAAACCATAGGCAAAGGAATATGTGAGGCTCTCAAAGAATTAAGTATGACTAGCGTCATATTAAATAACATAAGGTTGGACAAAGTTCTCACGACACTTAAACGATTGGAATCCTAGGTTCCATGTGAGTAGTTCTCACGCACTTAATCAACACCTTATGTAGGATGAACTCATATTAGCATTTCTATTTAAAGCTATAGACGTTGCAAGATATGAGCAGTCTTTAAGCCTTGATAAAGGTAACCCACAGTTGATTCCTTCTTAGACTGGCTGTGGACTAGATTATATAATTATAAACCGAGGAGATGGTGGGAGATATTCATCAGTATCATCATATCACAATAGTGATTTAAGCCAACGATTGGTTTGGGGATATGAATATCGAGGAAAAAGTGTAGGTTTATATAAATTGAGCCAGCTGATTAACCGTAAGGTATCATACTAAGAAACTGTAACCATTTATGGATAGAACATGACACTGGCTCATATATTTTAATAAAGAATTACAGGTAGTTGCCGTAATAAGTCTAGAGTCCTGTAATAAGATAGATAGTTTAGAAATGAACTGTGATGTCAATGAGGGTGGGTTGTCGGAAAAATATCCTACCCTCAAAAATTTAATAACAAAGGAGAAGCCATGGAAGATGAGAAAGCCAGAATAAAGAAACGCAATGAAGATGCTAATGAGAAGAATAGGATTCTATTAAAATGGAAAGATGGATACTTTAAGGGACATTATAAAATAGAAGCAGCTTATAAGAAAGCACTGAAGTCTTTAAATAAAAGTTTAAAAGCTAGAGATATAAAAATGGAAGAGGTATGAGGTATGATTTTTAAAGAGATAGCGAAAGGTGTATTCAAAGAAGTAGAGTATAAAGATAGTAATAGTGAGTTCGATTACGAAGAAATACCACAGGAAGATTTGTGGGAAGATGGTATGCTAAGTAGAGCTCAAGTAGACAGAAAGATACTAAAAAGTGTACTGATTACAGGTGAATTTAAACTAATAAGGAGAATATCATGAGCGATAAAACTAGTGGTTATACAGATTGGACTGATGTAGCTAAGACAGTTATGAAAGGTAAGAAGATTGTAGACGTAGGATATATAAGTAAGGAAGAAGCAGCTAATTATATGTGGAGCTCTAGAGGTATATATTTTATGTTAGACGATGGAACTAAATGTATAGTAATGAGAGACGATGAAGGCAATGATGCTGGAGTACTTGCTTATGTAAATGAGGGAGTAGACTCTGTGTTACCAGTAATTGACTTTGACTATGAAGATAAACATTTAAACAAAAAGGAGAAATAATCATGAGTAAAGAAATAGATGCATTAGAGATAACAAAATCGCAGTTTATGCAATATGTGGACGTTCAAAAGAGTGGTTCTTATAATATGTTTGACCCACGTGCAAGAGCAGCTACAACTTTAAGTCATAATCAATGGGTACATATAATATCTAATTATGATGACCTTGACAATAAATTTACGGAAGGAGAATAAAATGGGAATGGATGTAACAGGTAAAGACCCTAATCCTAAGGTATTAGATGAAGAAGGAGCTCCAGTAGGAGAATACTTTAGAAATAATTGCTGGTGGTGGAGACCTCTATGGAATTACTGTGCTGAGATAGCACCTGATTTAATAGATGATGAAGTATATGAAAGAGGTCAATATAATGACGGTAGAGGTTTAAACTCAAAAGAAGCTAGAATTTTGGGCGAAAGACTAATAAAGAAATACGAAGATGGTAGCGCCAAGCATTATGGAAAAGAAAGAATGCTAGAACTTGAAGCACTACCTCTTGAAACTTGCGAGTATTGCAATAATAATAATAGAGGTAATAGTAAAAAGAAAGAATGCAATCCCTGTAAACAGACAGGTAAAAGAGCAAATTGGCAATTGAGCTATCCTTTCGATGAACGTAACGTACACGACTTTGGTAAGTTCTGTGTAGAAAGTGGAGGATTTGAAATATGGTAGAAGAAATGATTAAACATGTGTATAAACTTAATGAAGATGAATTAACAGAACTAGTCTATGCTATTGGGGATAGGCGAGACATTCTTCGTTATGATAAACTAAAAGAGTTTAAGATAGGTGATAAGGTCAAATGGAGTCACGGAACAGGTATGAATAAAGAAGTATATGAAGGTGAGGTATATAAAGTGAATCCTAAAACTATTGCTGCAAAAGTAAAAAATAAACCATGGTGTAAATGGAGAATCTCACCATCAATGTTAACTAAAATAAAAGGAGACGAGTCATGAAATCATTATCATGTCAACAACGTAATTACTTTATAGATAGAATAAAGAAATCTATTAATAAAGAAATAAGCATACTAGAACAAGTCAATGCAACAGGTATACAGACTGTAGCTAATAAGCAATACAAGTCTTATTTAAAAGAGACTGGATTAGATAAATTGCTTACAAAGTATACTAAGCTGGAGACAGAATGGAAAGGCATACAAGATGAGATGGGCAATGTATGTAGAGCTATTCATGAGAAAACTGAGTATCCAGGTAAAGATAAATATTACCATACACCATACGATAGTAAAAGTGTAGAGAGTTTCTTAAAAGAAATATGTAATAATCTAGCAAGAGAAGGTTTCATTAATACACCTAAAGGCAGGAGATTAAAAGAACTTGAGGATAAAAGAACTGCTGCTGTGGATGTTGTTATGGGTATGACAGAAGTTGAACCTACTGTGTTAGCTATTAATAAAATCTTAAAGGGTACCAAGGTTCCTTTATTAGGTGGTAAATAATGATAGTTAATTGGTTTGAATTTGAAATGGATGTTAAATCAAGAGTACCTAGACCTAATGAAGAAGATTTTGACCATTTGGTATTTAAGGTATGTGAACATGATGCACAAGACCTAGAAGGGCATTTTGATATATTTCATCGACTTGCAAGCAAACCTGAAGACATTATTATAGCAGAAGAAGTTTCTATACGTCAATTGATAAGATTGCAGGAATTTCTAGACCTTGCTTTAAAAAATGAACGTAAGAAGTTTAAAAAGGAGTAAGTAGTGAAAAAAATGAGTGAAAATAAGAAGAAAAAAATGTTAGACTGGATTAAAAAACATCCTCAGAAAGATAAGGGTAGAAATAAAAAACCAGTTATGACTAAAAAATGGGGGACTATAATATGTCTAAAAAGAAAATGAGTAAAAAGGAAAAGGTCCTAATGTATCTCCAGACTTATGGTAGTATAACTCCTCAAGATGCTTACGAGCTATTTCAATCTATGCGATTGGGAGCTCTTATACATAACTTGAGACATGATGAACCACACTATAATATAGTATCTACCTTGGAAGGTAAGAGTGGTTATGCGAGATATACACTTAAAGATGGAGTATATGAAGATTATGATAACTCTAGTAATAGTTCAAGTAACTAAAATAACTTGAATAATTGGTAAAGAAATCGTAAATTAATAGGCTGTCAATTAAATAAACTGGAGAAACATGAAAACACTATTGATAGACCTAGAGAATGGTTATAAGTCTATTGGAAGCAGAGAAACTATTGAAGAAAAGTTAGGGTTACCTCTCTTAAACTTTAATGATTTCTCTTCTTTCAAAGATTTTATAGCTCAACTCTGGGCACGTAAAATGGTAGAAAGAGATGTAAAGGTAGGCGGTGTATCTGTTAAACAGAAATCTTATCAAATAACGGCTAAAGAAGGCGTTGAGATAGATTGTATGGCTATAGATACAGCAAGTGAAATGTCTAAGAAATATGCAAGAGAACTAAGAGGTAAAGCAGAATCTTTACAACTTAAACAATGGGGTAAACTCAAAGATACTCTTGACAACTTCTTTTCATTTACTAATGCTATACCAGCAAGTCTTGTGGTAAACTGTCATTCTAAAATGCAAGAAGACCATGAGAATGGTGTAGTAAGAGTTATGCCTTATATCGAAGGTTCTACTAAAGTAGATGTCGGTAAATGGTTTGACTTTGTCTTTTATACAAAAGTTAAGAAAGCTAAAGATGGTACTCGTCAGTATATGTGGGTAACAGCTAGAGATGAACACTTTTGTCACGCTAAAGACAGAACACAGCTATTAGATGAAGAGATAGAACAAGATTACTCTATTGTCTTTGATGCTGTAAAGAAGAGAGGTTGGGACCACGCTAAGATTCTTGTAATTGGAGAACCTGGTAGTGGTAAAACATTGAGTTTAAAAACATTAACTAAAGTCAAATAAGGAGACAACATGGCAATAACAGTAACTAAATCATCAGGTGGTGGCGGATATGAAGAAGGTTGGAAAACAGTAACTATATCTAGCGCTGTTAAAGGTGATTACAATAGTAGTAAGTACATTGACCTTTTCTTTGAAGGCTATCCAGAAACTCTAAAATGTAGAGTATGGGAAGCAAGAAGTGGTGAAGGTGAGGAATTTCAAATATCTAATATGGTAAGATATACTAATCCTAATGTATTAGATGAAATGGATAAAGATGGTACAACTGCTGCTAGTATAGATGATTCACCTGCTGGATTAAAGGGTAAGTCATTACAGGTATTGTTCTATAAAAAAGCTAATGGATATTCTGAAATATCTGCAAAAGTAGTGCCTGCAGTACCTTTTAAGAATATAGTAGATGATATTGATGATGGTAGAATTACTCAATTAAAAGCATCAGCTGAAGCTTATATTCAAAGAAGAAAAGTAGCAAACGGAGTTGTAAGTACAGTAACAACCGAAGGCGATAAAGATGGAGAAATGCCTTGGTAATGATAATCAAATAAAGGAGGTAACATGATAAGAGAATTCGCGTTCGGACTATCAAACAGGCATCATTTCTTTCCAAGTGATAATTCAGTTAAGTGGGAAAATGTTGCTAAAGATACATTTCTCTCCTTATATGGTTATGACGAATCAGTCATTCAGTTCTTTGAGGCTAAGAAGACACTATCAGGTTTTGATGGTGAAATATATATGCCTAAAGAGTTTATCCTTGATGTTGATGGTGTGACAATAGAAGAAGCTCAAGATAAAGCTATTAAATTGCTTTGTGTTCTTGAGGGACTTGGAGTTCCTGCTAATGTTTATTTTAGTGGTAGAGGTTTCCATTTAGGAATACCAGACACTGCTTTTAAATGGAGACCAGGAACAAGTTTGCATCTTAATGTCAAGGACGAGCTTGATAAGAATGGAGTGTATGAATACGCTGATGTTTCAGTTACTGATAAAACAAGAATAATAAGATTAAACAATACGTTAAACTCTAAATCTAGGTTATGGAAAATATTCCTAACTAATGATGAATTGAGGAATCTTAGTGGACTTGCTATATCAGCTTTGGCAAATAAACCAAGACAGATAGAAATACCTATGTTACAATGTGAACCTGCATTTGATGTTAGTGAAAGGGAGGTTAAGAAAAATACCTATAAGTTTAAAGAAACTATAGGAAGTGAACCAGACCCTATGCTATATCCATGCATACAAACAATGTTAGGCGGTTCTTCTTATGGAGGTAGACATGCAGTAGCATTACGTTTAGGTGCTTGGTTAAGATGGAGGTATCCAGAAGATGTAGTAAGACTAATTATGGAAAACTGGCGTAAAAAGGTAAGTACTTTAGAACACCCTTTTAAAGAAGATGAAATGAATAGACTTATTACTGATTGTTATAAAGGCCATGGAGGACAAGGTTATAGATATGGCTGTAAAGACAAGATAATGGATAAACATTGTAGTTCTACTTGCACTTTGTTTAAAGCTAAAAAGTCTCTAGGTATAATGAGCGCAGCTGATATGGAAGAAAATCTTATCAGTTGGCTTAAAGCTGACATTAAACCAATAGACTTAGGTAAACCATATGGACAGGATTTTCCTATCTATCCTGGTGAGCTAGTTGTATTACAAGCTCCACCTAAATCTATGAAAACTATGTTAGTACAGAACTGGGTAAACGAATTTAAAAGACCAACTTACTTTCTTGAAATGGAAATGTCTCCACGTCAAATATGGAAGCGTTTCATTCAAATAGAAATGGGTTGGACTGAAGAAGAGCTATCTAAAAACTATGCAGATAGTACTTTTAGAATGGCTGATAAATTCGAATGGTTAAATGTTGACTATCAAGCTTGCTTTGCAATAGAGCTTGAAAAGAAGATAAATATGCTACCAGTTAAACCAGAGATAGTAGTTATTGACCATATGGGTTTATTACTCTCTAAGCATAGAGATTTAAACCTTAAAATGGAGGAGATAGCAGGTGCTCTAACAGAAGTTGCTGTAAAGCAAAATGTTGTAGTATTCGCTATATCAGAGATAACTAAAACAGCTATAACAGAAGGTATGGGTATTGCATCTTCAAGAGGTTCTTTTAGAATAGCTTACAATGCTAGTAAAATATTATCAATTAATCCAGCTAAAGGATTGGATGGAAATATATCTAGCTTGATGGTAAGTACAACAGCTAATAGAGAAAGAGGTTCTTTTAATGCAGTTCTAAGACTAGATGGTATAAGAATAGCAAAGGGGAAATAATGTCAAAGAGAAGTCTAAACCAAATAAGTAGTGATATTATGTTAGTGCAGAATAGCTTTGAATTAACTGAACAAGAGATAGATGAACAGTTAGATTTATTGCATACTGAACTACATGATAAGGAGAATGGTGTTTATTGGTTCTATAAGAATCTAGAAAGCAAAGTTTCTTTAGCCAAAGAGTATAAAGAGAAAGCTGATGCAGTAATTAAAAAGCTTAAGTATACTCAGGAGAAGCTAAAGGGACTTGTTGTAGAGGCTTATGCAGCTAGTAAACAACTTCCAGCGCATGACGACTTTAATCCAATTAAAATAATAGAAACAGGTCAGGTAGAAATCATAGATGAATCTAAGATACCTAATGAATATTATATTGAGAAGATTGAAACAAGGCTGGATAAAAGAAGAATACTTGAGGAATTAAAGGAAGGTACTGAGATTCCTGGAGTAGCGTTAAGAAAAAATAAACATGTAAGGGGATTAAAATGATATATCCATATAGTGATATAAGGAAAGTGCCTTTAGATTATCAGGGTATTACCTCTTCAGCTTATGCTGTACAGAGACAACAACCAGATAAAGAAGGTGTTTTCACATGGAAAGAATGCGGAGTAGTTGGTAATAACTACCTACTTGTTCCAAATTCAGAAGTAAAAGACCTAGCAAATGAAATAGCTACTAAGTCTGTACATCAATGGGAACCTATGAAGGAATACTTTGATGGTAAGAGATTCGTTTATTTCATGCAATCTAAATCAGAAACTACAGAGATAGCTCAGGGTGATGATATATCTTTAGGTATGGGTTTTTGGAATAGTTATGACGGGTCTACAGCGTTGCAATTTAGGACGTTCCTCGTAAGATTAATGTGTACTAACGGTATGATAACAAAAGACTTTATGAATTTAATGAAGTTTAAACATAACGCTCAGTCAGAAGGTTATGAGGAGCAGATAATAAATGCTTCTAAAGTAGTCGATAACTGTGGAGATGATATTGAAACAGTTGCAAAGAGAATGAGAAAGATGGTAGAAACACCAGTTGATTTAAACGAGATAGCTAATATGAGAAACACTCATTTAAGTCACTTACCTGTTACACTTTGGGGTAAGATAAGTTCACACTTTTTAAATAAAGATAGTGATAAAATCTTAGACGGAGATGTTAATATGTGGGATTTCTACAACGCATGTACAGATGTTCTGTGGCATGATGAGAAACCAACTATGGCTTCATTTGAGCATAATCAGGTAATAACTGATAAATTGCTTGGAGCTATGGCTTAATTAGAGGAACGCCAGAAGGCCTGCACTTTCACCTTTCTAGGGTGCAGGCTTTCTTAACAAGTAGAAAGGGAATAGTTCGGGAATAGTTATAAAAGGGGAAATATGAAATATATAAATAGAAAAGCAATGAAAATTAGAGAATCAGGACGTAGCAGTGATTATATTACACCTAGTTTTGGTTTTGGGTGTTTATATAAATGCGAGTATTGTTATATGAGAAGGCATCTACCAAATGGATTAACTATTTCTAAGAATACAAACGAAATAATAGATGCTATAGCTAGACACTTATGGCTATTAAAATGGCCTAAAGAACCTAATCAAACACATAAAGAGTATTACACGTACGATTTTAGCTGTAATGAAGATTATGTATTGCATGCAAAGTATCATGAATGGGAAAAACTATTCGATTACTTTAAATACGAACCTAAAGCAATGGGAACAGCAGCTACTAAATATGTCAACAACAAGTTACTTGCTTATAATGCAAATAAGAAGATACGTATAAGGTTTAGTATAATGCCTCAGATTATGTCTGACAAATTAGAACCAGAAACTTCTAGTATTATAGATAGAATTAAAGCAGTAAATGATTTTTATGAAGCAGGTTATGATGTTCATCTAAACTACTCTCCTATTATAGTATATAAAGATTACATAGAAGATTACATAAAATTATTTAAATTAGTTGACATGAACATTGATGAATCAATTAAAAACAGAGTTAAAGCAGAGTGTATATTCTTAACACATAATAAAAGTATGCGTAAACTTAACTCTAAGGAAGCAGACAAATTCTTATGGACACCAGATAATCAGGAAACTAAAATATCTGAATATGGTAATGAGAACATAAGATATGAACATAAACTAAAGAAAGACTATATAAATACATTCTTAACTATGCATAATACAAAATTACCATGGCAAGAAGTTAGATATATATTCTAAGGAGAAATAATGGCTAAGAAACCAACAATAATGGAGCTTAAAGAAAGAATAGATATGAACACAAGACAGATAAATTTTATATCTAGGATGATGGATAGTGTAGGAGTAGCTTTTACTAATTACATTAAGTTTAAAGAAGATGAAGAGGATTTTAAAAACTATTTAGAAAATAGCGATAAACTTCATAAATTAACTGATGAGGAAGAGAATGAAAGAAAAAAAGGAATCAATAAAGAAACTGGTGATGTATCAACTAAAGAAGTTCGGAAAGCAAAAGATGGAGGAAAGTAAAATTGACTGGGAAATGTACAAACAAATGTCCTAAATGTGGATGTGAGGTAGAGGAATCTTTTAGCGATATGATGGATAGAGTTTTAAGAGAATCAAGAAAACGTATGAAAAAAGAGATGGGATACGGAGTCCCAGATGAACATGAATTTAAAAAACACTACAAAGAAGAATTAGGTAGTGTTATAACTGGAGAATGGAGAAAAAATGACACAAAAAAAGACAACTAAAAAAGAAGTAAAGCAAGATGGTATTGAAGAATTTATTTCACTTGCTAGCGATTTAAAAGATATAGTACTAAAACTTAACCAAAGAATGGCGGAGGTCGAAGCTGTTACTGATAAGGTTAAACAGAGGTTAGGTCTATGAAAATAATAATAGATAAGGATATTTTGATTTCAAAAAAATACATAAAGAAAACATTCATGAATTACGGAATACAAATGAGCAATGTTGCTTTAGAAGCAGTATGTCAGAAGCTTAAAAGCGATGTACATAACTATGCTATGAATGCGCAAGACTTGGGCTTTAAACGCCTAATAAAAGATAAAGTTCCCGTAATAATTGGAGAGTTTTCAAATGAGTCTTAGAGACACTGCAAAGAATATAGTAGAGTTTGCCAGACACAGTAAGCAAGAAGAGCTTGATAAAGTGGTTCAAGCTATCGTAAATTTCGCTAGGGAACAAAGAATAGAAATTCTTAACGAAACATTACAATTACTGGAAAGAGGTGCAGATGAAACCATCATCAGCGAAAGGCAAAGGCAGGAGGTTGCAAAACTTTCTGAAGGAGAAACTACATAGTTCTTTCCCTTCTTTAAGAGAAGGTGATATAAAGACAGCTGTAATGGGAGAGTCTGGTGAAGACATAATACTCTCTCCTGCAGCAAGGGATATTATCCCCTATAGTTTTGAATGTAAGAATCAGGAACGCTTAAATATATGGGAATCACTAACACAAGCTGAAGACAACTGTAATGATTATACAGCAGCTGTAGTATTTAAAAGAAACAGAACTAAGACATACATAGCACTTGAGCTAGACGAATTTTTAAAAATAATCGGAGAAACGAATGAACCTGGAAACAACTGACCCAAGAGAGCAAATTGAATTAGCTTTATATTCTAAACTGCTAGAAGAAATAGTATCTAAAATGAAGAATTACGAAGACATGAAACCTAATAAAAAGCTTGAATTAGTAGTTTTAGTAGGTAAGATAAGAGAGCTAGGCAACAAATACATTGCTTGAAATAGTATACATATTATCTTATTGCTTTATACTAGCATGCATTTATTCCGCCTGCAGTTAATCTTCTTCCATCATTTTTTTCTGTAAATGCTTAGAGAGTTTTCCAAATACAGTATTACCACCAGTAAGAGGCCCTGTGAAATCTAACCATTTATCCTTAGCATTTTCTCCATCAGCCATAGCAGCATAATAAATCATCTGTAATATATCAAAAGTCCAAGTCGCTCCGAATCCTATCTGAGTTTTTCTAAAGAAATAGGTAAATGTTCTTTGTAAATCCTTATCTTCATCATCTCCCCCTCCCCCTGCAAGTGACTTTACTATCAGCAATGGTATTGCTATAGCGAAAGATATAAAGTCTGAAGTAAATCCTCTTAATGCTCTAGTACCAGTACCTAAATACATTGCATACCTCAAAGGAGCTAACATTGGAAAAACTCCTAAAGTAACTATATCAAAAGATAGTGTAGTTAACCCCTGTATTTTTATAAATTGCCTTAAGGTAGCCATTTCATTGTCAGATACTCTATCTAATTTCTTTTTAGGGTTTATTACTGTTGCTAATACTTTTCCTGAGGTAAGAGCCCATGCAAGTGGATTATAACTAGCATGTTGTAATCTTTTCTCTGATAAAGCACTTCTATAAGCATTTCTCCATATTCTAACATCACTTCCAAATTTTTGATTACTCCATACTTTAAACTTAGACCAAAACTTACCAATTTCTCCTTGTCCATGTTTACCCATTGATTGAGTAGATAGCTGGAAGTTAACTACTTTGTTGTGAATTTGACCATATTTTATTGCTTTTCTTATTGATTTTTCATCTTTTAAAATATAATCTACTGGTCCTTCAATAGAACCATTTTGCATTGCTCTTTGTACTCCAATAACAAAGGATACACTTCTTATAAACCTTTCTGTATCACTCATAGTATTTTCACCAAATAGACTAGCATAGTTTTCTAAAGTTTTATCTGTAGGTCCTTTTAAAAAATTTACAACTTTATTCTTAAAACCTGGTCTTTTAAAAGCATCTCTTGCTATATACTGCTTAGTTATCGCTAAGTTTACTAATTTATTACTAATTTGTAACTTTCTTTGCTGTTTAATATCTTTTAACATAGCTTTAGTTAGATTAGAGTCTTCTTCAATAACTATCTCCGAAGCTTTCGTTACACTATTAGACTGAGACAAGTAAATATCTATACCTTTTCTAAATTTTGCATCTGCTTTATCTTCAGACATGTTATTATCAATATTAATCCAATATTTTATCATCTCTCCATATATTCCTTCACTTACATCTAATTCTAATTGTATTTCTGATATTGAATTAACCATAGACCTACTAAAGAAATCAGAAAATTCTGTTATTCCAGACATTGAAATAAGTCTTTCCCAAAATGGTTTTTCAAAATCATCAGTTAAGGCATCCTTAGCTTCATGAAATACTTCATGGCCAAAATGTATTATATTCCTATACATATCCATTCTATTCTGAATAGTAGTAAATATTCCTCCTAAATAAGTAGCAGTAAGCATATTATTCATTATTCTAAATGTATTACTAAGCTGTTTTGGAGTTCTATTTCTAAAGGGATTTTTATTTAAAAAATTATTAAAATTATTTAAATTTCCAAGTAATTTTGGAGCTATTCTATTAAAAGGACCGTTTACATCAGGAGTATTAAATATAGCTTTAAAAAGATTAATAGCATCTTTAGTAACAACTTCATCCATTTTATAAGAATTATCTGAAGCTGAAATTCTTAAAGCTTTAACTAACTGAGCCGAAAGTAAATTTCTTTCTATAGCAGACATTGAGTTTCTAAGATAATCATAATAAACTCCATCGTCACTTCTAGCCTGCCTAATATCATATGCATTAGATATATTCTTAAAATATTTATTATCAGATGCAAAAGGTACGATAGTTTGTCCCATTCTATCCTGATTATAACTAACTCTATTTTTTTTAATTATCTTAGATTGAGATATTTTAGAATCAAAGTCTGCAATCATATCTTTTAATTTGCTTCGTTCTTCTGAAGTATATGGCTGTCCTTTTTTATTAACTCCTGCCTTTAAATCTAATCTTAATGATTTAACTCTAACTTGCAATTCTTTAATCAGTTTACTTAACATAAAAGGAAAGTGATTAGTATCATATAAAACAGGCCAGTGATTCTTTCTAAACCCAGGTTCATCTGGAAATAAAACCTTTCCTCCGTTTACCATTACAAACTGGTCATTTATTATACTACCAAAAGTAGCAAATAAATCTTTGTATTTTTTTAAATGTTGCTTATCTAATTTTTTAATAAGCTCTTTTGATGATTTCATATTAGGGTTAAAGAATATTTGCTTTATTTGGTCTATGTTTAAACCAGCTGTTTTAAATGATTCAAATAGCTCAGCTAATAAACCCTGCTTACCATATAAAGAATTGTGCATCTCATGTTTCATATATTTAAATAATTTATTATCTATAGCTCTTGCGTTATCAACAAGACTGAAAAATTCTTTTTCTGCATTTCTAGAACGGTTCATTTTATTAAAATCTACATACCATTGACCTTTTTTTCCATGAGGAGGAGTATAATTTTTCAATTCCACGGGATTCTGAAAACCAAACATATAGTCTCCAGTATCGTATTTCATTGCATCTCCATTTTCATCTTCCCTTAGCATATAATCTTCATAAACCATCCATTCGCCAGTCTTACTATCCTTATATATCATTCCCATCATATACCTACTAAACAACCTAGTTAGTTTTTTACCATCTTTCCATTTAGGTTTATTCATAAATCTTTTTATATTAGATATACTATGATACACACCATTCATTCCATGAGATTCTTCTGCAAAACTTTCTGATGAGAAATCTGATATTCTAGATGATATATTTGTAGGGTAATCTTCAGTTGCTTTTGCTATAATCCAATAAGCACCAGAAGGCTCTCTGACACTTCTTTGTTTTTGAGTTATTATATGAGATACTATTCCATCGAAATTCATAGGATGACCCCATACTCCTACTTTAGACTCTTTCCATTTACCAGGAGTTAAGGCTTCAGCGTAAATATTTTTAAGCGAACCTAAAGATAAATTTGACAATACAGTAACTTTTCTTTTAGTTTTGTTACCCTCCATATCTTCAAATTCTCTATATTCTTCTATGATAACTCCAGTTGGTGTATTCTCTATTATATATTGGTTCATATAACCTTTAAGACTTTCATTAGCTTCCATTAAACCATTTATCTTATTAGCTAATTTTAATCTATCAGACTTTTTACCATATATATCATTAAATAATTTATTAAGCTCACTCTCTGTTAAAGTCTCTCCCTTTGCAAAATTTTTTTTAATATAATCTCGCATCTTAATATCATTATCTTCACTAGAAGCAACTACTTTAGTATTTTTTTGAGAATCTGCAGTTCTTATTTCATCTATTTCTTTTAATAACTCTGTATTATCTCTAGCTATATCGCATTCATCTGGCATTATAACCCCTTACATATTCTATTAACATAGTCATCTAAAGCAATATCAGTTGCTTTCCCTGTTGTTACTCTATTAGCATTCTCTTTTTTAAATGCAGGGTCAGTAGCTACCTTGTTATATGCTTTAAAGAAAACACTCATAATACCAGCATCTAATAAATTATCTTTCTTATAAGTCTTGCTTACAGGTGGAATTGCAACTGCTTGTTTAGCAGAACTACCGCTATCTAATTTACCTGAAAATCTTGAATACCCAAATAGAAATTTAAGTGTAGCTATACCTTGAGCAGTATTAGATAGGCTTTTAAATTGTTTATCATACTTTTCTGTAAAATCTATAAGTAATTGATTTCTAATCCATGATTGAGAATTAAGTTCTCCAATCGTTTTTAATATTGTATAGAATTCATTCATCATTTGATTTATATAATTATTAGCTTCTATTTTTTGGTTATCTCTCCAAGACTTTACATCTCCAGTAATAACATTAGACTCTTTATCTTGGTTAAATTTCTTTTCTATAATTTTTCCTAGATTTGAACGAACGAACTTAACAGCACTTCTATGTGCATTATTATGAACATTTCTTGATAATATAAATGGAGATGCATCATATCCTGTTAATTTACGGTTAGTTTTAATTCTGGTCCATACTTCAGATGGAGCCATTGCAATATATTCTAATGGATGTAGTGTAGTAGAATTATCATTCATTTCAAATAATATATTGTTTAATAATTCAGATTCTCTTTGTTGAGCCACAACACTTCTTTCCAAAGTATCCTTAAATGAGTATCTTCCTTTTTTAACATCAGCTCCTTGCCTTACAGTTCTTACATCTTTATAATGTGAATATATATCTTCCCAAAAAGTTTCAAACCACACAGGGTCAGGATTTCCTAAGACATCATACATAATACCCTTAGCTCCTCCTATAGTATTGATACTTGTAAATTTCTCACCATAGCTCCATTCATATAAAAGTCCATATTCATTATTATCAGCAGCAGCTTGCAGCCATATCCTTAAATAATCTTCTATAGTTCCAGTCCAACCACCTAATTTACCATTATATGTAGCTCGCTTGAAAGTGATTTTATCAGACGGTTTTGGTATAGGAACTTTAACCTTAAATCCATCAGCATCTTGCAATGAAATAGACTTGAATTTATGATTAAGAATACCATAAACACCTATTAAAGTAGCTATTTCTCCTATAGCAGTTTGACCTGTAATTAATGAACCCACTGTATCAAATCTTTGTTCTTTATTAAATATATTATATTTTTTACCTGTTTTAAATTTATCCAATGACTGAGGTATGAAGTCTATATTATCTAAATAATTTTTAAATATAGGAGTAGCTATATCATCCAATAATTCCATATGTATTTCATCTCCATCTCCATCACCCTCTAGATATTCTTTAACATCTATAGGATTTAAATCAGCTAATGATTTTCTATTATGCAAGTGAGTTACCTTAGCCATATAAACTCCACCTTTATTAGTAATAGGTACTCTACTGATAAGAACATAAATCTCATTACCTTCTTCTTTTAACCATATATTAATATCAGATATTTTAAGATTTTTACTAGTAATTTCTCTTACTTTTTTAATAATTGGAACAGAATTTTGTTTAGCTAATCTAACTTCTCTTCTTCCAACTCTTCCAGTAGGGTCTATTGCAATATCTAATATAGAACCAGGAGACTCAGATAGATTCAATGCATCATTCATTATCATAGTTTGTACTAATTTATCCATATGAGTATTATTAGATTTATGAACTCCAGCTTTTAATTTAGCATGCTCTATAAATATAGGTAAATAACCTTCTGAATTCTTAGCTCCAGATTTCTCTAAGAAATTAAGAATCATATCAGGAGAACTTTTAATTAATTTACCATCTTTATTATGATGATTTAAGGTAAGATATATACCAGAAGTAATCCTTTTATGTATAGCTGGTACCATAAAATCTCTAAAGTACTCTAATACAGCGTTATCCTTGACATAATTATACCATTGTAATGCATGTTTTGTTTTAGATTTAGAATCAACGCTATACTTTGTAAAGCCGATTGATTTACCTGATACAGTTATATCATCACCTTCATTATCAAATATTTCAGTTATTTTTATTTCATCATTAGTTGCTAAGAACTTAACTCTATTGTTTCCACCTTCTACATAAGAAGGATGTGCGTTCTCTATATTTATCCTACCTTGCGAATCTACTGAAAATAGTAAATTATCATTTTTATCTAATATCTTGAATCCTGGTATTGCAGCAACATGACCATGCTTTATAGCTAATATATTATCACCTCTTTTTTCATATATAACTGTCTTAGCAAAAGAAGGTCCATAATATCCATGATGCTCATCGAAATCATCGAACATTTCTGATGAAGTAATACTATTTCCATCTAATATATAAGTTGGTTCTCCGAATATATATACTATAGGAGAGAATGATTTATTATCTTTATATTGAAATTTAACTAAATCAGGATTAAACCTAATTACTCTAGTAGGAGACATAGTATCGCTTATTGTAACTGGAGTAAATGGAAGTTTTAATCTCTTATAAACATTAGCTCCTCCTTTTCTATCTAATAGATACTTAGGCCATACACTATCCATAGCCATATGTATAGCTATCATAGAAGCCTTATCTGATGCATCTCCTGAGGTTAATTCATTTATAGCTCCATCAGGTACGTATCTTTGACCTTCCCAATAAGCTTTAGCATTCTTAGCTTGAGCCTTAGCCTCTGGTGAAATATCAACGATTAGCATAGTAGCTGAATCACCTCTAATAAATGCAATTGTTTTATTTTGTTTTCTTAATGCATATTCAACGCTAAGTAATTCATTAGGTTTGATAAAACCATAAGTTTGTTGAAGTGTTTTAGTTTTTACCTGATAACCTGTTTGTGGGTTATAATGATAAACTTGATTTCCATTATTATCGAATAGATTTTGATTGCTAATAACATTAGAGCCTTTTATATAAGAGAATATAAACTTCTTACCAGTCGGAGCGTTATATTCATATATAGTAACCTTGTCAAATTTACTATTTAAAGAACCATCTCTATTTTCACTACCTACTGGCTCAACACTAGCATCGAAAAATTCATAAGTTTCAGTACTCTCATTATAGCTATAATTCTGTATAACATTCCAATTTACTCTCTGACCTCCAGGTGCTACTAATGTACCATTTACATCAACTAAAGGTCTATTAGTTAAGATTGTTGATTTATATCTATGGTATCGTTGTAGTAATAATCTATTAACCTCTTTTCTTTGATTTAAAGAAACTCCCAATAGATTAGGTAACACCTTCTTTTTCCATTCTGAGAAACTATTAGAGAAAGCCAATCTAGCTATTTTTGCACCGTTTTCTGGTGTCACGCTTACATCTAGTTCTGGGAAATGAGTAAGTTCATTTAAGTTAAATTCCTTTTCATCAGTTCCACCTCTTTCAATTATAGAATCAAACTTATCCTCCATGGAATCGTATGTTCTTGCAATTTCTGAACTAATTTCTCTTTTATCAATATAAATACCATTAGTCTTAGGTGCTGGGATTGTATCGAATTTTTCATTAAACCAAGTTTCAAAAGACAAATGCAAATCTTGTGGTATTATATCTATCATTATTCTCTGGAAGTCTAGTATATTCACTTGTTTCTGACCAGACATA